CCCGTCAAAACTACCTGTCCGCGCTACGCGCTGCAGATAATGGCGACATTGCACCTCTCATGAAATTTGCGAGGCAATAGGGCTAAATGCCCATATTGCCTAGATGCTGAGCGATTCGGTCCATCGGGTTATCAGAACTTGCTAGCGGCGCTCCTAGGGTTGAGGTTCGGGCTCGGATGGGCTGAAGATGTTGTATTGGAGTAATCCTTGCATTAGAAAAATCTGGCTCTTGCATTTCTATTGAGTCATATATTGATTCAATCATGGACTGCCATTGCTCCGGTTTATTTGTTTGCACAAAGACCTGCATGTAAAAAGGATCGGTGAGGTACTTGTAAAAGCATTGAGCTTTAGCTGTGTGATCAATCTCATCTTCGCGTGAGTTTAGGTATTTGATGATCTGGTGCTTAGCCTCCGAAACTAACTCGGCAGGCTTCTTCTCTTTTGTTTTGAGCGCCATCGTGTTATCAACAAATTGACTTTCAATCTCATATTTACGAATGGCATCTTGCAAACTCGTAACAGTACATTGCAAATCTTCAACTTGTCTTTCTAACTCTCGTTTCTCATTGATGATTTTTTGCATACGCTCACACCCCCGCTTAGATTTAATACTCATGTCGGGATTTGTATCCGCTGGCACAGGGTTCAAAGCCTTGCTGATCACTTCCTCTGCTGTTTTAGCCTGAATCAGGGGCTGCGGGAGTGTCTCCACGGTTATGGCAGCAGGCGCAGGTAACAAATCACCAAGGTCATATGCCTGAGGCTCCGGTATTGCCTCAGGAGTAGCCATTACAGTGGGCACAAGAACCTCGCCCTTAATCGGCGCAAAGATTGGCTCGACTTCTAAAGCCTCTATTTCTTCTCCCTCTTCGATATCTTCAGAGATTTCTGAAAGCGATGGGCTAGGTTTAGGCTGCCTACTGAGGTCATCGAGCAAACTGCTTGCCTGACTTTTAGGCTCTGTCTTTTCGGACTTATGAGTCTTTTGCTTTTCAGCCTCCTGTTCTTTAGCCAATTTAGCTGCCGCTTGCTCTTCGGCCTTTCTTGCCCTCTCCTCATCGGCAAGCTTTTGCGCTGCCGCCCTCTCTGCAATTTTTAACTCGCGTTCTTCCCTGGCCTTAATCCGCCTAGCATGCACTTCTGCCGCATGTTTGTCTTCCGCCTCTTTTCTGAGGCGCTCGCGCTCTTTTAATTCCTCTCTATTTTGTGCTCTTTGAATCGATCCGCCATTACTTAGCACCTCTGATTTAAAACTTGTCACTTCATTTGCTACCTGCGTCATTACTGATCTCCTCTTTTAATAAACCACCCTCTTGAACTTGTTGCTGCCTCCGCTCCGAAAATAGATTGATGCCCAAGTTAGGGTCGATATAACCCTCCCCTTGCTTTTCCACCTTCGGTATAAATAGATTGGAATCGATGCGATCGTCATATCGCAAGACAGTTTCTCGTAGGAGATTACGGATATGTTCGTAATCCATTCCTCTTGCTTGTAGGTTCTGAATTTGTATTGATAGATTTGTAATCAGCGGCAGAACCTTTAGCCAACCTTCCTTTTCTTCTATGCCGTCCGGTGCACCAGTGGTGCCGGCTCTAATTCGCAGATCGACCATGTCAAAAATTCGATCTTTGGTAAGGGTTGGCCAGTCATAGGTTTTCTCTTTGGTGATAGTGAGCTTGCCATCGACCATAGTTGTTCTGGTAACTGGTGAGCCCATATAGCACTCAACCTGCTTACTGGTTAATTCTTGTAATAAAACCTCGGCACTGTATTGAGCGATTTCTTGCAGCCAATCCTCTATTTGATCCTTGAATTCAAATACGCGCCCAGATAAGGCTCGTTGCAGAATATTGGCTTCTGTCGCGGTCTTAGGCCTTACTACCGTTGAGCGGGCAGCATCCTGCAATCCAGTTACCTGCTCCCAGTCATAACGCACTGCACTGGTGTCATAAACAATCGGATCTATCTTAGGATGACCTCTGGGAATAATGACTTGATTAAGAGGTTTACCTTCGGTATCAACGATAGTGATCTCACCAAATCGTGAGTCAGCATGTTTTTTAATTGTTTTCTCATTGATATCCGCTGATGCCACCCACCCCGGAATACAGAGGTCTCTGTGCTGATTAAAGCGATCCCTTGCTTCGTTGTGCTCATCTTGAAGACGTTCAGTCAGATCAACCAGGCTTGGTCCAACAAACTGACCATCAACCACTTGGTACGGCAATAAGAAAAATGGATACCAGCGCTCTCCGGCCCTTGGTGGTGAATATGGTTCACGTAGCCATTCTGTTGCGCCCTCTACCATGGTGTAAACACGCTGGGTAGTTCTATCCCAGATTTCTAGGACTGCGATCTGCTGATCATCGCTCACTGGGCTTTTACTTGCATCTAAATGCATTGAGGCTAGGCGCCTAGCTTTCTTATGGGATGGCTCACCTTGGCCTGGTTGGTAGATCTTGGCGCTAGAGAGATTCTTTTTATACAGGGCCTCAGCCTGTGCTCTCTTCATAGGTATAACTTGGCAGATCCAATCTGCATCCGTGTAGTCCCAGAATTCACAGATGGATGGGTCTATGAGTAGATTTTCTGTAAGGACTCTGTCGATTACCAATCCTTCAGCGGATTGGACTTCTGATTGCTCATGGAGTGACTTGATAAGCTCTTCTAGCTCTGCTCTCTTGGCATCATGATGATGGTGTTGGTCATCATCTTGAAGGTCTCGCGCTAGATTCTCTATAGCCAAGAGGTTTTCTTGGGCATCATTAATACGTCCCTGTATATAAGAATCCCTGCTTAGATCTCTTTGATACATCACCTTAAGAATTCCAAAGCTACAGGTCAAAGCTGCTCTTACCGTTGACTTAGCTCGATTCTTCAGTTGCGCATGCTCTAGAGCTCTATTGGTTACTTTTTCTATCGTGCTGCAAAAGAGTTTGATATCTGCGCCCGCATGGGCTGGGGTAATTGAAATCTCTGGATTGCGGGCATAGACATTAGGTAGCACTGCAGAGATAGTGCCGTGGATTAGATTTGCTCTAAGGCTGTAAAAGTCTTTACTGGTGGGGTCTGCGTTCCAGTTAAAGCCAGCTACCGTATTGCGATTGTGTCTTACGCGCTTATGAAAAACTGACCAGTGAGCGCGCGCATGTGTAATGCGGGCGGTCCATTTTTGTTGAAGGGCTTTGGAGTCTTGAGGCACTCATTAGTTATAAGGTCCAATCAGCAGGAACATGGATTTAATTTGAATAAATAGTGTAGATTGCACGAATGAAAGAAAAAATTATTACCATTACAAAACTCGCCATCCCCTCAGTCATCATTCTTAGCATAGCTTATGAATGGAGCTATTTTTATGGTCTTGGAATATCGCTTTCAATTACCCCCTTAGGCACCTCTGATTTTCTGAAGGGCTGGATTCGCTGGTACCCATGGGCATTCGGCATACTTACTGGCCTATTTTTAGTAAAGATCCTGATCCCTAGATTAGAGGGTTGGAAATCTGAGCAGGAAATAATTCAATCGTCCCCAAATCCTGAGGCAACGCAAAAAGCTCGACTTCAACCTTGGAAAGCACTTCATTACTTTGGGCTTCTTGCTTTATTGATGCCAATTTTATTTGGTGAAACATATATAACCGTTGGAACTATTGGCCTAAGTTACTTATGGGGCAGATTCATAGTATGGCTTTTTAAGGGGTCTCCATGGCAAGCTTTTAATATGGAAGCCCTCCTCTATGGTGGTCTCGCAGTTCTCTCCATCTCCTTGCTAGGTTTTCATAGCGGGTCTCTTGTTTTGAATAATCCAAATTACCATGGAGAGACTACATATAAAAATAGTGAGCACTCAAAGCCACTCCAGATCATACGAACATTCGAACAATGGACTTTAGTAGCTACAGGCAAGAAGCAATTCTCATGGATTCAACACGAATCAAATGTAGAAATTAACTTTGAGTCAGATCGCGAACCATTTAAAGGGTTGGTGTGCAATCAAATTCACATGTATCTCTGTAAAGTTAATTAGTTTCGTTGCTCCTCCTAGACCTCATCACCCCATACCTAGTGGCATCCCAGGCATGATCTTCGGCATCGGTATCCACATCTTCTGGATTTAATGAATCTGGCGGGAGCTGAGGGACGGTTCTTAACCAATGCTTACAGGTAGAAAATATTTTGAGTCTGTCTTCAGCCAGTAGCCGGATGATTTCCTGGGCTCCATTTACTCGACTTCTTGGGGCGTTGTAGGCCTCGGTCCATTTCACACCCTTATCCCTGAAAATTTGACCAATTGATCGCTCTGCTCCGATCTTAGAGAAGATCGATGGGTCGGCTAGATTCATGCGGTATTCATAGCCTAGTCTTTGATCATGAATTTCGATCTTCTTGATTTTCTCTGCTACGACCGTTGCATCTTCTCTGGTGCCGGTGTTTTCTTTCTCTCCATACCCATACAGCTCTCGCCATAGGTAATAGACTCCATCATTTGATAAGGCGAACCAGTAGATGGCATATGGCCTAGCATACCCCCAATCCATAGATCGCCAAACCTTCCATGTTGGTGGAATCCCGAACGGTTCTACAACGTGTTTAGAGGGCTGCCATACGCCTTCCAAGAAACTTCCCACGTGGATATCCCAATCACCTTCTAACCACGCTCTACGCCTGTTTGGATCGCTTAGCGACTCTAGGCTCATAAGGTAGTTTGGGTCATTCCTGAGTAGGTGCGTGTTCTCGTAGATCGTCGAATGAATTCTGACTCTTGGTAATGCACCTTCTTGCCTAATGATTTGTCCAGCGGGAATTGCCCCAATCTGAAATCGCTCCTTTACCGAGGCGTGGCCCACTCCAAATGGATTGCATGTAGCTCTCACCATTCTCGGCATTCCGGGATGAGATGACCTACAAGTGGAATGCATAGCTTCGTAAAAAGAGAGGTTGCGCCAGTTGGTGAGCTCCTCGAACCCCAGCCATGGATATTCGTGGCCATGGTAATTCCAGTAGTCGTCCTCGTTAGCACCATAACGGAAATACAGCATCTCACCGGTAGGCCACTTCCACACGTAGTCTGCTTCATTGAACTTGGCGCCTGGAAAGATCTGATAGAACCAGCGCTTGCTCTTGGCCACAACGTCTGCCAATTGGGGATAAGTAAGGCGAAAGAGCGTGCCACGCCAATGATCTCCAAAGCCTCTACCTACGTGTTGTGCATAGCTCATGAGCAAGGTATCAGTCTTACCCCCTCCTCTGGTGCCCTCAAGCAATACCTCATAGACAGGGCAAGTCAGAAATAAAGTCTGGCTTCCAGGCAATGGTGCCCAGATGGTTTTCATGGGGTTTATTTAATACGTCAGTGTTTTGGCTGAGCGGCTAACTCCCACTCCTCAACACTCATTGCACTTGGAACAACCAAGACACCACTTTGAAGGGGCGCTCCATCTTTACCGGTGTGCTCAATGGCAGAAAGACGAGGATGAACATAGGGGGCTGCGTGTCTTGCAATAGTAGCTGCCATGTTCAAGAGCTTGATTCGGGTCTCGGTGATGACGTCATGATCATGATCCACACCCCCGTAAGCATGATCATCATGCTTACTGCAATTCTCTGCCTCTTGGTAGAGCTCCATCATTGTTTTCATCATGACCTCTAAGGGTGTGATCCCTTGCGCAGCAGCCACCTCTGCAATTTCACGCGTTCTCTTAGTTAGACTTCCTTCTTTGCGTCCTGCCCCTGGCCTAGCTCCTCCCTTGGTTGATGTCTTTGGTTTTGATTTCTTTTGATTGTTTTCAATCATGATGATGCATCTGGCTTTCTAACCATCTTCAAAAGATGGGGTTGCAATGCCACTGAATCCCCAATTGGGTCCTCAAACTCGATAATGATCCT